GAGTGATAATATGCGCAGTGTTGGTTCTTTTTCTTTTCCTTCTTCGTCTCTGTAGATTGGCTCATGAGTTGCAGCAACCGCTGCCATATTAATGAGACTCTTTTTAGTAACTTTAGTAGACATCTCTTCCAAAAGCTTACGTCTTTCATACTCCATTTGCTCCGGGTTTATGGCAAAACCAGGTTTTGCCTTTGGTTTTCTACTCTTACCTTGTTCCCTATACCCTCTGTTCACTTTGCATCGCCCCAATTTGTTTTAATTTTATAAGTCACTTTAGTAGGAACTTCCATCTTTAAACAGTTTTCCATTATATCCTTTATCTCTCTTGCCATTATATCAGATTTTACGCTGCAATTCAACTCATCATGAACTTGAATTAATGGCGTAACTCCTAGCTTTTCATATATATCAACCATAGCCTTTTTAGTTTGGTCAGCGGCAGTGCCCTGAATTAGTCTGTTTAAAGCTTTGTACGTACCAGCCCTTTTAATAGAACCACCCCATTTAATAGCAGCTGCAGTATGGGCTAAAGCCTTATGAAATACTGGCTGTTTTGTAACAGGATCCATCTCAAACCAATTAGGTTCCCATAAATTGAACTGACATCTTCTACCAAGATAAGTTCTGATGGAACCTACCTTATTAGCTCTATGCATAACAGCTTCCAGCATGCCCTGCATAAAAGGAACCTTTTCCCTAAATTGGGTTAGCATTTCTTTAGCTTCTTTTGGGCTAATGTCTAGATCTACTGCTAGTTTTTTATAACCCATTCCGTACATAACTCCAAGCCCAATCGTCTTTGCCAATCTTCTAGGTATCCCAGCCATCTCAGCAGTTTGTTTATGGAAGTCAAGTCCCTTAACAAAAGCAGCTTTAACATCTGTTGCTCCTTCGTTCTTAGTTAAAATTGCAAAGTGTGTTAGAATACGTGGTTCCTGTTGTGAATAATCAGCTGAAAGCCATTCTTCTCCTTCTTCTGGTAGAAATATTTTTCTTAATTCTGATCCAAACTCATTTCTTATAGGCATTTGTTGTAAATTAGGAGCATACATGGAAAATCTACCAGTAACAGTACCTCCTACAAATCCCCCTGCGTCCCCTCTTATTTGATTTATGTGTGCGTGAAGTCTTCCATTATGAATATATCTTGCGATACCATCAATGAAAGTTCCTTGTAATTTATTCAAAACTCTAGCTTTAGTAATCATTCTAGGAAGCTCATGGGTATGTGTTTCAAGGAATGTTTGTGTAAAACTTGGGGCACCTAGCTCAGTATGGGGATATTCTAAATTAACGCTGTCAAAAGCTCTAGCAACAGATCGTGCAGCCCATACTTGTACACTCTCTCCTGTAATATCCCTTATTCTTTTTAAATAAACCTTTTCTTTATTATTTAATTTTTTCTTAAGAGAGAAAGCTTTTTCCATATCAATGCGAACACCACGTCTAGTCATATTAAAAATAACACGAATAAGACGACATTCTATATCATATACTTTAGTAAGTTCTTCTTTCTCTATCTCTGTTATTAAACGTTCATGCAAACGCCATGTTAATCTAGCATCTTCTTCTGCATATTCTCCAACAAATTCAGCAGGAAGTTTATACATTTCAGCTTTTGGATCTACCCCTAGTTCCTCAGCTTTAGCTTTAAGAACTCTTTCGTCTTTAAACCCTCCTAAAAATTCACTAACAATACTATTTAAAGTATAAGAAAATCTATTTTCATCAAGCAACGCAGCGGCAATCATAGTATCGTGAATGTATCCTTTAACTTCAATATCTAGAACGCTGAGCCATCCAATATCGTATTGTGCATTATGAAACACTTTCTGTATCGAATCGTCTATACATATAGACTTAATGTATTTAATAACTTTTCTCCTATCCATATTTCCCCCACCTTCGTGCGCTATTGGATAGTATGCTGTAAAATCACCGCTAGATACGGCAATACCTATTACGGACCCAATTTTCTTAGGCCATCCTGGGCCCATTTTCTTAAGGTCTGTATCACAAGTCTCTAAATCTATCGCCACTACCTTTTTTCCTTTCATGGAAGGAAACTCGGTAGGATGTACCCACTCTGACTTAACTAAATTTTGGTTAAACAGATCGTATGTCATTTACCCTCCTTGTTGAGTTCCACGATACGTTTTCTGGTGATTTCCCCCATAATCTCGCCACGAGATTTCTCTGGAGTAGATCCAACGTCGTTCATCTCTCCTGCTATTGCCATGTATGCCGCACCATCGACAAAATCATCCATGTTAAAATCTCCTAAGGTAGAGCGCGAAATCTTAAGTAAACACATCATGATTGCTACATCACCGGGTGTTATCTCCTTAAATGTTTTAAGCTTATCATCAAGGAACACACTCCATAAATCGGCTATCTGTGAATGATTCTTAAAACAATCACCATGTGTCTCCTGCCTTTTATCACTGATTAATTCAGCAGCTTTTTTTAGTATTTCTTCTTTGTTCATATTATAAATCCTCCATATTCTGATTGTACTATGTGTAGAGATTTTTTTGCACGTGTAACACCTACATAAAAAGCTCTGTTTGTATCGTCTGGATTAATTTCCATTTCGTTCTTATTAGCTCGTGACAAGTCTGTCATGAGCGCAACATTATCGCACTCTCCACCTTTAGCCATGTGTATAGTACTCAAATTTATTTTTGCATCGGCTGTCAAACCCCCATGCTTTTCCATAGACATTATGTATGACTTGTCATGATCCCCTATTGTAGTGAAAGCTACATCCCATGGAACACCTGTATTAAGCAATCCATGTTGCATTACTAACTCGTCTACGTTGTATGATTTTCCTTCTTCTATTGTCTGAAGATTTTTGTAACCCCTTGACACTCCCTCTTCACTCTTTAAATTTGAGTAAATTGCTTTCACATCATTGTAGGATATATCCTCAAAATCATTCAACCTTTTCCATGCCTCTACTCCTCTAAGAAGATCTTTGCCAACTGGATGTTCCCCAAACTTAGTATAAGGTAATCCTCTATACCTCAATTCTTCCTCAAAATCTTTGAGCATATATTTACATGTTGCCAGTAAAAGCCAATTTCCTTCACCTATATCCACGCTCCCAGGATAGGCATGAAATTTTACTTCCCCTTTTTCATCGCGAGGATTCCATTCTTTTTCTCTTCGATCTTTAATTCTTGTGACTATATCGTGCGCTATTTTATGAACTTCTACTGGACATCTGTGAGACTGCTTTAAAACACTTTGTTTTCCCTCCATATTTATAAGATGTTCTACGTCCGCTCCAGCCCATCTGAAAATAGCTTGGTCATCATCTCCACTTATGTAAACTCTTTTAGCATTCGTCCACATCTTACTACACATATCCCACTGTAATTTAGTAAGATCCTGTGCTTCATCAACAATGACAACATCTAAGGGAGGTATAGGACCAAATTCTACATATTGTGATAACATATCGGTGAAATCACATTTACCAGTTTGTTGTTTATATTCTTCTAGAGATTTATTCGCCCATAAAAATTCATGCCAGGGGTACTGCAAATTAGCTTTGTTGTAATAATCATCTAACTCTAACCTCTGCATTCTAGATTTATTTATGTCTCTTAAGTATTTATTATCTGTAGTGAAAATTCCATTTCCTTCCCAATCTATGCTAACTGATTTTAATTCTACACCGTACTTATCAGCAAACTCTCTATAATCCTTTCCATTCATTACTTCTGCTTTAGTAAGATTAAGTTGTCTTTTTCCAAAAGCATGAATTGTACTGAAGTAAGGAAAATCATTGTCGGTTAAATTAAATTTATCTTTAGCTCTATCTCGTGCCTCGTTAGTCGCTGCATTCGTAAAGCTGACAAAAGCAATTCTATCTGGGGCAGTTCCATCTTTTAGTTCCCGGTCCACTATCCTCAGTAAGTTTTCCGTCTTCCCTGTGCCAGGAGGTCCTAGTATTATATTAATCTTTTCCATGAAAATCACACCTCCCGTCATCGTATACATATAATAATTTAACACCTATTTTCTTTTGATGTTTATTAAGCACACGATTTATTCTATCCCCAACTCTCCCTGTTTTACGAATGGAAACACTCTTAACATCAAACTTTTGTACTTTTCCATTATCACGATGGACTGCTACTAGATCTATTGGGTCATTGTCCTGTGTCTTTATGTATACTAAATAATTTTGTTTTATGAGCCAAGCAGCAGCAGTGAACTCGCTGTGCTGACCTTTCATTGTTTTGCTAAAAAGGTGTTGCATCTTGTTTCCTAACTTCATGATCTGAATCCTGGTCATCAAAGACTGGTATACCCCATGTATTAACCCCTTTGTTTTTTAGTTTCCAAAATTTATGTATTCCGTTTATGCTGCGCAGTTCTGCTACAATCTGACCGGTATTGCTATAGTGTGTAAATTTATTTCTGATTAGATATGCATGAAGATCAACTAGTCTAAAGTAAGTGCGCGTGACAACTTCTTCTCTCTGTGTTTTTTCATTCTTTTCAGGCAACGCTTCTGTCCACGGCTTACGTAATAACAGTTCGTCCCTTGTTTGTGCCCGTGTCCTTCCAGTGCAGAACTCCTGGAGGTGAGCTAAAAACTGTCCGGACACAGATCCGTCGCTTGACACTGGAATTTTAAAAGCAGTTTGCATTTTATTATTCACTAACTGTTGCCAATCAGACGACTTCATCAGTGCAGGCATCATGGTTAATACTTCCATAACCCTCTTCTGAAACTTTGTTTGTATTTGTAGTTCTTCTGTCGATAATTGTATCTTGAGATCTTCTTCGTTATCATCGGTAGGTATTTCTATAAACCATATTGGTGGTTCTGTTTCTAATTTAGATAACGCCCCTAGTTGCTGAGATACATTCTCTGCACCTACGCCATGCTTTCTTGTTTTGCAAACATTGACATTACAGAAAGAAACAATAGGTTGATCTTTGCACTTATACTGATATCCTTTTTGTAAACTTTTAACTACTACTACCACTTCTTTAGAATCAAGTGGTGGATTCATATATTTTTGATTATATTTTTCCAACAACTTTTCCCAGTTATCAGGATCAAATTTCTTTAAATAAACTCCAATATTAAATAGACCATTATTGCGTGTACCTGTAGGAAAACCTTGACTACACAAAACCTGCAGACACGGTGGACCATCTTTAATGACTTCAACTTCTGGGGACGCTATAGTATCTAAATCTTCTAATACATTCTTTTCGTATATT